ACGAAGCAAGATTAGAAAGATATGGATTAGACTTCGGCTATACCAATGACCCTACAAGTATAGTCGCAATTTACAAATATAATGGTGGCTTTATATTAGATGAGATATGCTATCAAAAAGGACTTTCAAACAAACAAATAGCAGATATATTAAAAAGTATAGACAGAGCCTTAGTTATAGCAGATAGTTCCGAACCTAAAAGTATAGATGAGATTAAACTATATGGAGTTAATGTATTACCATCTATAAAAGGACAAGGAAGTATTAACAAAGGAATACAATATGTTCAAGACCAAAGAATATCAGTAACAAAAAGAAGTTACAACATATTAAAAGAGTATAGAAGTTATTTATGGATGGAGGATAAAGAAGGTAAGATTATAAACACAGCAGAAGATGCCTTTAATCACTCAATGGATGCTATAAGATATGGACTTGATAGCTACAAACCACCAGTAAATATATTCAACAATTTACCAAATAAAAAAGGATTTATATAAAATATGACAAACAAAGAATACAATATAAGCACAAGGGTTCAAGAGATAATTGACGACTGTAAAAACAATTACTTAGAAATAAGTTCTAATGGTGAAACAAAGATAGAGTTTAACCAAAGAGAAGTTCTAAGGAGGATAAACTATTACATCAATGACAGATTTTTAGATAGAAATGATGATGCTATCTTTTGGAATCTATCAACACACAGAAGAAGACACACAGCAAAGCACATAAGCCCAGACACTAAAGATTTTCTTCCATATGGACAGGGAAGTATTAATATGTTTCAGTCTTGGGCATTAAGAAAAAAGGTTGTTAAATGGTTTGACGAAGAAAGGTTTTATCAAACATTAAACAGTTTAGGAGATAATGTTTCAACTTATGGCTCTGGTGTATGGAAAAGATGCAAAGAGGATAAAAAGACTAAACTAAAAAAGGTAAGACTTGATAACTTATATTTTGACCAAAGTGTAGAATGGATACAAGATGCTGATGGTATAGTAGAAATACATAATCTATCTAAAAAGCAACTATGGGATAAAGATGGAGTATGGGATAATGTAAGAGAAGTTATAAACAAAGAAGACAAACATAATTATGAGATATGGGAGTTCTACGGATACTTTGGAGATAAAGACGAGAAGCCAGAATACAAGCATATCATAGGTTATGGATTCGGAGATGACTTTTTGGAGTTATGGAGTGAAGCAGTAGATAAGTATGATTGTCCTTATGAGGATTTTCACTTCGGAGAATATCAAGGTAGATGGCTAAGAGTTGGTGTGGTTGAAAAGTTATTCAAACTACAAGAAAGAGTAAATCAATTAGTTAATCAAAATGCTCAAGCAACAGAAATAGCTTCATTACTATTATTAAAGAGTTCAAATCCAGATAATACTGGCAATGTATTAGAACAAGCCATAAATGGTCAGATTATACCAGATGACACATTACAACAAATAGGAATAAGTAATACAGGTCTTAATAGCTTTATAGCAGAAATACAACTAATAGAGAATCAAGCAGATAAGATATGCTTTACTCCTGACATTATACAAGGACAAGCAACACCATCTAATTCAACCTTTAGAGGTATAGCAGTAGAGAATGCTAACGCAGTAACAGCCTTTAAAGATACTAAGCAAAATATTTTTGAGAAGATAGCTGATATATTAATGGATTATATATTCCCAGAAGTAGTAAAGAGCTGGAATCACGAATCTATAATTGAAATGGCAGAAGACGATGAAGATGTAGAGGAGTATACAAAAGCACTACAAAGAAAAGCACAAATAGACTTCTTACTTGCTAATGAGGGCAATGTAGTAACACCAGGAATAAAAGCTCGTATACTTGAACGTATAGAGGAGGAAGTTAAAAATCAAGGTAGAACAATAAAGATACCTAAAAACTTCTTTAACTTTAAATGGGGCTTTAAGATGATGCCAACAGATGAAACAGTAAACAAATCTGCTATGAACGATGCTTTCTTTAATGCCTTACAGATGCAAGGAGCTAATCCAGCCAACACAGACACTCCACTATTTAAGCAATACCTAGAAAACAATGGTATAAGTTACTGGAAATTAACACCAAAGCAAAAACAAGAGTTACAACAAATGTCAGGTGGTGGAAGTATGCCAGAACCAAAACAGCCAGATAAGCTATTACAACAGGCTAAAATACAAGACTAAACAAAACTAATATGATAGACACAAAAAGCAATGACTGGTTAGAGTTAAAAGAAATCTTAACAGAAGAGTTTACACTTAAACCATTAAGCATTAAAACAGATAAGTTATCAGCAGAGCAAATAGCAATAGAAGTAAGAGCTTCTCAAATAGCAAGTGAAAGAGTAAAGAAGTTTATAAGTAAGATACAGGCAAAGGATAAAAGAAAAGCCTTACAAGAAAGCTGGAAATAATTGTAAGAAATAGATAGAAAGGCATACACTAAGGTTCGAGTCCTTAGCTATCATAGATTAGCCCACTAATAGGCTGTAGGGACTAAACCCGAATTAAATGATTAAAATTAACAGGCACAAAACGCCTACATATCACTATGGAAGATAATGAAAAGAACGAGGTTATTGACGAAACCATTGACGAAGGTCAAGAAGAAGTCACAGAGGTTGAAGAAACTACTGATGAGCCAAACTCCAATTATGACTCATCTGGTCCGACTTCAGAGGATTACGAAGCTCTTAAAAAAGAAGCTGAAACTCTAAAAGCTCAAAAAGAACATTGGAGAAAAAAGGCAACTTCTAAGCCTAAAGAAAAAGAAGAAATTAAAGAAACTAATAAAATTAACACAGAACAAATTAGAGAAACTGATGTTATTGAATTAGCAAGACTAGCCTCAAAGGGTTATTCTGATGAAGAGATAAGTCTTTTAAGAGACATTAAATCATTAAAGGGCTTAAACAATTTATCTGATGCTATTAACACTCCTTTATTTAAAGCCAACCTAAAAGAAAAGGAAGACTTAGATAAGAGAGATAAAGCATCTCTTGGAGCATCAAACAAACCACTAACTTATAGTGGTGGCAAAGAGCCAAAAAAAGAAGACCTTAAGAAGGCTTGGCTAGGTAAGTAACAATATTTTTCTAATAGTTCTTTCAAAACAATATGGCTATGGGAACAAACCATATGTCAGACACAACTCTTGCTGCTCAAATTCCAGAAATTTGGGGCAGAATGATAAATAACTTTTATCAAGAAGAGTTGGTAATGGCAAAATTCTTCACAGACAGAAGTGATGAATTATCAGATGGTGGTGATACTATCTATACACCAAATATCACCGAGATGACAGCTTATTCTAAGACTAACGGTTCACAAGTAACTTTGAATGCTAACACAGATACAAATGCTACTTTAGTTGTTAATACTTGGTATGAATGTTCATTTGTAATTGAAGACAAAGAAGCAGCTCAAATTAAAAGAAGCTGGAACTTAGTAGAACGCTACACTAAAAACGCAGCTTTCACTATTGCTTCAGTTTTAGAGACTGCTATCGCAGATTTGTTCTTAGGCTTCAGCAACACAGTTGGTGCTTCAGACGAGAACCTTGCTGATAGTGATATCTTAAATGCTATCGCAACCTTAGAAACAAACACCAAAGGAAATGTATATAATGGAGAAGTCGCATTCTTCGTTCATCCTATGGTATTCTGGAGACAAGTTCAAGCTTTAGACAAATTTGCTTTAGCTCAAAACTCTCCAGTAAACGACCCAACTGCTAAGAGACCTCAATACACTTTATACGGTATTCCTGTATATTCAACTGTAAGTGTCCCTTATGTAAGTGGAACAAGTGGTCGTGCTAATGTTTTAGCTCACAAAGATGCTATTCATTTTGCTACTTTAGCTCTTGGAGCTGGTGGTTCAATGGGTTCATATGTTGGAGTTTCTGGCATTAGAACACAAGCTAGTTATGAATTAGACTACATCGGAACATTAGTTGTTTCTGACATCGCCTATGGTGTTGTTGAAAACAGAGATGACGCTGCTGTATTAATTTATAGCCACGCTACAAAATCTTTGGCCTAGTAATAGGTAAAGATACAATTTTATTAATTTAAATATTGCTTGGGGGGGATTGCCAAACTTTCTTCCCCCAAGTTTGGAAGCAATAATATGGCAAACACAAAAGTAAGCCCTAATATGAAAAAAATCCGTCAATACATAGATAAAGACGGAAACATATTAGACAGTCCAAAAGGACAAATAATCAAGCAAAAAGAGACCTTTAACATCAATGATATACCAAAGGAAGAAGTAAAAACAGAAGCTCCTAAAAGCTCTCTAGAGGAAAAAATACAGGGTAAGATTAACTCTAAGATTGAAAGCATTATAGATAAAAAGATAGACGATATATTAAGTAAAATGTTATGAGGGTATATTATGTAGGAAATATTTATGATGGCTGTTATCAAGTAAGGTGTTTACTACCTCAAATACATAATGGTTGGAATGGCTCAAGAGAGAATCTAACAGACCCAAGAAAATCTAATGAACAGATACTAAGAGAAGCAATGAGAGCTGATATAATAGTATTTCAAAGACCAATGGAAGAAGAAAAGGTTAAGGTAGTTAAGTTATTACAACAAGCAGGAAAGAAAGTAGTATTTGATAACGATGACACTTATAAGCCTAATTCAGGAGTGCCAACAACAATGAAAAGGTTTAATAAAAAGGTTGGTAAAAAATTAAAAGACTTTAACAATAACATTAAGGAGTTTGTAAAACAAGCTGATTTAGTAACAACAACAACAGAGTTCTTGGCAGATGAATATAGACAATATAATAAAAATGTTATAGTCCTGCCCAATTGTATTGACCCTTTTGACTGGGATAAACCATTAAGGAACAAAGGAGATAAAATAAGAGTTGGCTTAGTTGGCTCTGTTAGTGCCAATGGAGAATATGAACATATCAAAGACGCCTTATATTACCTTAAGGGTAGAGATGATGTAGAGATAATAGTTTACGGACTACCACCAAAAGATAGTAAGGCTTATAAGATAGCAAGAGAGGTATAC